TGATCTGCGCTTAAAGTGGCAGGGCACTTAATAGGGAACTTGTTTATAGCATATAGGATAAATAAGTTCCCTAATTTTAATCACGCAACAGAGCCGTTCTTTACACGCTTAACAGTAGCCTCGATGAGAGCAGTAATATACTCCTCTAGATCGCCAAAGGCTTCAGACAGATACTCCTTTGCATCCTCAGAGAGGATATCAGTCACAGCGTGCAAAGTCTTCTCAAAGGCGGCTTTTTGCGCCTCTGGAGTGAATTCACCGCTAGCCTTAATCGCATCAACGAAAGTCTGGTTAGTGGCTTCTACGCAATCTACGACGGTCTCCTTAAGCATGAGGATGTACTTTGCGAGAGTTTCGTTCTTCGTGTTCTTAGCGGCAGCGTCCATCTTTTCTCGTATAACCTTGATAAGGAATACGGTTAGGATGCCCATGAGCGGGACAACAACAGTCTGCATGATTTCGTTTAAAAGAGTAATCCAAGTAGTCTCCATAATAATACCTCCAATTATTTAATCACTTTCATGTCTTTGTCTTCCGATGTGGCAAATCCATCGGTGACAATTTGTACGCTTTGATAGTCCGGCGGGGAAACCTTCGTATGAATAAATACAGCAGGGTTAACAGTGGATGCAGTGCCGGCCTTTAGAATTGTTCCGTTACGACCAATCGTTGGCGTATAGCACGCATACTGTTCTCTGGCATCGGTATCAATCTCATAATGCAGATGAACTCCGGTGCTCAAAACGCCAGTCTTGCCCATTACGCCAATCTTTGTATCTTTGGTAACAGCCTGTCCCTCTTTAACCGCAATCGACGCCAAATGGAAATAGCGAATGATTACATCCTGCGGTTTGCCGGTATTCTCATTCAGGCACTTTTCGTACTTAATGGCAACGATGTTGCCGCAGATAGAATCCATGCCACAGCGAATAACCTTACCGTCACCAGACGCATAAATCGTTCTGTCGCCCTTAATAGAAATCGCATCGTGCCCATAATGGGTGCAACGGAATACATAACGGTACTTTGTGTTCATATAGCCAGATGTGATTTTCATGTTGTTAATAGGTTGGATAAGAGTCTGATACGAAGAAGAGCTGCCGCAGGGCAGCTCTTTCTTAAACTCTTTTTCAAAATATTTGGGGACATCATTTGGCCCGACAAGGGTAGCGAGGGGATGGAGAATTGCCGTCTGTTCGTTACCAACTACAAGCACATCTAACGGATCAAGAAGGGTCTTGTCCGTAGCACCGGACGCAATGAGCAACCGGCTCGCAGACTCCTTAAACCCTACAGTATAGAATGGATACTTTGTATCGGTATCAACTTCCATGTGAATGTGATTGTACCACTTGTGATTGCCGCTTACCTTTCCGATAGGAGTGTAAGCAGCCACACGGTCGCCCTTCTTCACATAGAGGGTAATCATGTGGGCATATCTTGCAATCAGATCCATCGTCTTCTTCTTCGACGGCACATAGATATTGACATACTTGATAACAACAATGCCACCAGCGGAACCATTATTCATTTCAACACCAAGGACTTCCCCTGTGGCACCAGCAAGCACATCAAAGTCTGTATCACCAAGGGAGTCAAAATCAACTCCATAGTGATTATAACCGTAATGATCTTTATACTTCTTCGCCTTAAAGCCAGCAGAAATTGTACACTGCTTCATAGGGTAGAACAGAAGCTGTGAGTTCTGTGGCAAAACAAAATTCGACACTTAATCATCTCCTTTTTCTTCTCTCTTGTGTTTTTTCTTTGAATGCTCAAATTTATCAGTTGCTTCCTTTACCGTATCGGCCACCTTAATCAGTGCCAAAGCAAACGCCTCAATCCCGAAATAGGTAAATACATTTTCCGTTAAAGTGGTTGGTTCGCTACAGCCAGTTGAAAACATCAGCACAAGGACAGCAATTGTATAGATGATCACAGTTGAAATGCAGAAAATAACAATTTTCTTTGAGAATTTCATTTAAAATCACGCAACCTTTATTACATAACGAAGCCATCCTTTGCATTCTTCCGAAACGAATTTATCAATACTATATCTGCGATTGCTATAGCAGAACCCTGCATTTAAGAAACGGAATTTGTCAACAGAGTTAGGGTACTTGTAGTAAGCCACCCAATGGTACTAACCGCCGACATTATAAAGAAGAATGCCAACATTTAAATCTGAATAGCCTTTCTTTGTAAGCTTAAACCCCTTAAACGCTTTGTGCTTAATTAAAAATGCGACCATTTGGAATATGTTTGTACCCCACCGCGCTCCCGCAAATAGAGTTTTGTTAAACCAATTGTATACAGAATCAATATCTTGCGGATTCCCACTCGCCTTTAATGCATTAAAGGCTGCGATAAATCCGCAGCCCTTTTCACCTATCGTATATTTACCGTATGGGATGTTCCGCATTTGTTCCTGGTGGCCGAGATAGCCGTCAGTTGTCCATGCTTTCTTTGCGATATCCATATAGACCTCCTTAACCCCATGCGGCACTTATGCCAACCCATTTAGAACCGTCCCAAATCTTTGCAAAATAGCCATTTGCACTATCAATCCACAGCACAGAAGTATCATCAGGGGCAGTAGCCGACACCAAGTGCCCAGAAGAACCACCACCGCCAGAAAGAGTGGCAGTAGGTGTAGTGCCAGTGTTGTTGATAGACAACTGCACAACTGAACCTTTCGCCCAAATGTTTGCTGGGACAGCCTTCCCGTTAATCATCTTAATAGAGATAACACTTCCTTCGGTCACGAGTTTAAGCGAATTCCCTGCAATGCTATTTGCGGGAGCAATAAATCGTATGTCAAAGATGCGTGCGGGCAGAGTGG